GGTGAGAAAGATAAACCGGGCAGTAAAAATAAGGATCTATCCAAATAAAGAACAGGTTACTATCAGTTACTACTACAAAAAGGTCATAAAAAAATGACCTTTAAATTTTTGTGATCGTCAATCTGAATTTCTTTAATGACTGATCTCCAGAGCTGACGGCGTTCTGCTGGTTCCAATGTCTGATATATAGAATCCAGATCCATCTTTAAGAGCTTCCGGATTGGAGTCAGATCTTTCTGCTCCTGGTTGCGTGGGAGATTTTCCAATTCTTTTATATATTTCTCTTTATCTCTTTTTAGTTCATCCATAGTAATTATGTCATTTATGTACAGATCTTTCAGCTTATCAATTTTTTTCAGGAGTGCTGTTCTCCGGGAATCATAATCAATCACTTTAGCACTTGTAATTTCATATTCTGCAATATGCTCCTGCAGGAGAGGCTTAATATTTGCAATCAGGTACCTTTCTATACATGATTCGAATATAACCTTGCGATTACTGCAACGCTTGCTTGGATAGGCGCCATGACATTTGTAGAGAGGATATTTGTAAAAGCCACCAGCCTTTTTCTTTATTTTTCGTGTAGCACCAGAAAATGAATGACCGCAGTGAGCGCAGCGGAGTAAACCACTAAATATATAGTTATATTTCTGGCTGATTTTGACATTAATAGCAAGCAGCTCCTGTACACGCTCAAACAGATCCAATGGAATGATGGCAGGACAATAATGATCGTTATCACGGAACACACCAATATATTTTTTATTTTTTAAGATTGCAGTTTTAAGATTGCTTTGAGTCATAACGATACCCATATCAGATTCCAGATGCGTGATTGTCTGGTTCAGGGAATTGCAAGCAGCATAAAACTGGAAGATATGCAGCACCTTTTCAGCGTCCTGATTAGGTACAAGATGTTTGTTTTCAACGGAAAATCCGAGAGGTGCTTTTCCGGCCAGAACTTCACCCTGCCGGTATTTATAGTCAAACACATCCCGGATCCGGACAGAATCGTTCTCTGCTTCCAGCTCTGCAAAGGTCATAGACTGTGCGACGAAAGCCCGGCCATGCGGTGTGGTCGTATCAAAGTACGGCTGATCGACAGCAAGCCAGTCGCAATGGTTCGCTTCGAGAACTGCCTGCGTATTCAGATAGTGTCGCAGGCTGCGGAACCAGCGGTCGAGTTTAGTGAAAATAATCAGATTCACGCGTCCGAGCCGGACATCATCAAGCAACTGCTCAAAATCTCCACGTTTGATTTTCCTGCCGGAGATTCCATCGTCAATGTAGGTTCCGGCCAGAACCATGTTTTCTTTGGATGCAATATAGGCTTTGCAGGTAGAGAGCTGTTCATCAATACTGTCTCCCTTTTTTGCCTGCCGGTCTGTGGAGACACGTACATATATAGCAACATTTGTTATACTCATAGTATCCTCCTTAAAAATGGGTATAAAAAATACACCTATGCAGGCGTATCAGTTCGTGCTATAATTCTAATTGTCTGGAAAAGAATTGTAGCATCAACTGATAGCTGCAGAGTTTTCATGAAGTCGTCCTGGTGCGCCAACACTGGGACGATTTTTATTTATCTATAACATTTCTTGCACGCATCATATCCGCGCGCTTTGGCTTCACTGATCGTCACTCTGTACGGATTATTCATTTTACTGCAGTCTTTACTGAGATGATATTTTTTTCCTGTATCGCAGATCCATACATAGGTTCCTAGAGGAGCCTTCTTTGCAATTACTTTGATTTTGTAAGTCCATTTTACTGACTTGTATTTGCCCGTAACAACAACAGAACCTTTTGACTTAGCAGTAATAACTCCCTTAGAGCTTACGGTAGCAATTTTGGGATTACTGCTTTTGTAAGTCATTTTAACCGGAGCTTTAATGGCTTTCTTTTGGTTCACAACCATAGTAATAGATTTGGTTTGATTTGTGACCTTTTTGGTTGCTGCCTGAACGGGAACTGTAAAGAGAGACAAAATCATAACCATAGAAAGAATCAAAGACAATAATTTCTTTTTCTTGTTCATGTTCGTTCTACCCCTAGATGATTATTTGTCGGACAGTAATTTAGCGATTCTGTCAAGCTGACGAATGATAATAAAATTCTGTTCAAGAACTGCACGCTGATAGTTCATAATATTTTTCTGAATATCACGATCACTTCCGGCACCCAAAGAGATTCCAAGCTCTGTAAGACCGGTACCGCTTAATTCATTAAGAATACTTTTGACAGATTCAATATCATTAGGATCTTTTAAATTTTCCATTCCGAATTTACGGAGAGCTGCAAGATCCTTTTCTGCCTGTTTTGCCTCGGCTTCTGCTTGCTTACGGGCTTTCTTTTCTTCTTTGGTTTCACCACTATTATTAAAAAGACCCATCATTTATACCTCCTTGATTGGAAAAACTTACCGGTAGTATTATGATGAGTTTCCCTCTTATAATGTTTCCTGCACCCAGCTGTTACTTACTAACGGGAAGGTGTGGAAACAATGGTGAAAAGAAAATACATACATTACGGCAACTGCAAAATATACGCTTTGTATTATCACAGCAACAATACTATATATATTAATCTTGACTTTAATGGGGGAACTCAAATCATAATACTTAAATAGTTAGTTGCAGCTGGGTGTTTTGTTATCCAGCATTTGTTTTTTCATCACCTGTAACAGGTGGGTGCATAATTTCTAATTCTTCTGGGCTGTCTGGAGCACCACCAGCACCCATAAGATTCTCTTTAAAGTGATTCAGGATCTGTCTTCGGATCGCTGGATCGATTTCAAAATAAGTCTTAATGATTTCCTTTTCAAGATCTGTCGCATTATGCTGCGCAGCAAATTCATCAAGACTGAATGTCTCTGGTTGTATGCGCATAGGTTCTGTGCCATTTCGCAACCATTCTTCACTTATTTCGAATTTCTCACAAATATCTTCGATCAGTCGGTCGCTAGGACTCCCTGTCTTTAAGAGTTTGCTCACGTATGGTTGAGTAATATTTAATTTTTGAGCAAATGCAGTTTTGGTCATGCCTGACTCTTCTATTAGTAAGGCAATTCTTTCTTGCATAGTATTAATCTCGTTCACCTCCCTTAACTGAGTTAAGTATAACAAAAAGAATATTAGTAGTCAATACAAAATATAACTGAGTTATGAAAAAAGTGTTGACAGTATAACTAAGACATGGTAATGTATAACTAAGTTAAGAGAAAAGGAGATGAAAATAACGAAAAAAATAAAAAACTCCCGATTCTTTATGGAACCGGGAATTGCGGAAATTAGTGCCGGATATGCAAATAATGTGAAGTATTGCCAAGAGTTACGGATCTGTTTATCGGTCCACGATTGGAGTAAATTCGTAAATCAACCTTTTTTCCGGGAACTAATTGAATATCTCGACAGGATACAAATTCAAGGAAACATAGATAGCCTTGATCTGGACAAAGAAAAATAGGGAAATCCGTAGATTTCAATAATTCAGAATCAGATCCGCGAATTTTCTTCGGAATAAGTTCACATGGATATTCACGTTCGTTTTCGATAATCGATATGGATTGTATTGAAACATTGGAAGACGCCATGTTTTGAAAATGAATGAAGAACTGAACAGTACCAAGAGGTTGAGAGTAATCATAGATAACAATTTTTATATTCCTGCGTGCAGACAAAAATTTGCTGACGGATAAGAATGCGGACATAACAAAAGCCATTATTGATAACACATTAATAACCAGCTGAGTATTGTCGAGAGTAAAGATATTTGCAAACAAATGAGTTGCCTCCTTTCTTTAGTTTTCAGTCTCTGGTACAGACTGATAGCTAAAGTATAGGAGAGAAGAAAGAAAAGCACAAGTCGAAACGGTCAGCAATGACCGTCAGCCGGAGATTAACCACCCGGCTCTGATGATGGCAGGTTAAAGAGAGGAGGTGAAAATAATGGAATATAAAGAATGGGAAAAACAGAGAACTGCCGCATTGGAAGCACTCAGGGAATTTTTAAAAACATTACCTGAAAAAGGCTTCACAATGCGACAGTTGGAGATGATCGGCCAAGAAACTCCAAAAGAAGTTGAAAAAATCATGGCCGACATTGAGGAACGATTAGTGCTCACTCAAGATCTGACAGACCTTCTGAAATAGAATTGCGAATCTCTTTCAGAAGACTACGGTATTCTACAGCAAACTCAAAAGCATTTATCTCGGTGATTTTTTCACCGCGAAGCTGATAGTTATGTATAACCGCTTGAACTGCAAGATCATGGGTACGCTGTTCCACACTGATGTCTTTATACATATGATAACCTCCTATTCTGTAAAACTCGGATGCTGCAACATCCTGTATCTACAGAATAGGAGCATGAAGCAAAATAATCAATCAGATTCGTTCGACAATCTGGTTAAAAGATAATAAAGAAAAGGTGAAGAAAAAATGAAAATCTATGAAGCAGTAGAAAAAGCACTGAAAGAAAAGAAACCAATCACAAGAATGGGACTTTTTGAGATGGGATTTATGATTCTTCCTACTAACTCCAGTGAATGCTGTTACGTTTTAACTGAAGATATGAAAAAGAGGCCAGGAAGATGCTGGAACCCAACCGCTAATGATCTGATAGCGGACGATTGGGTAGTGGTTGAAACAGAGCAGAGACGTCCAGAAATGCAAAAATGTCCAGTGTGTGGAAACGCACAAGTTTCCACACAGGATAATTTTTGTACAAACTGTGGCACTAAATTAAAACTGGTCTGTGATTGTTGGGTAAAAAAAGGCAGCTACAACTGCAATGAGAGTAGCTGCCCAGGTTACAGATTAGAACTTAAAGAATCATAATCCCAAAGAATTTTTAACCAACTCGCAACCGAAATCTATTACAAACTGACGGAGCATTTCAGCTGTAATAGAAGCTCCGCTCGAAAGGACTTTCTTTATTCGCACAGCGGCCAAAGTTGTTCGCGGCGTTTCAGAAACGATGTCAGGAATACTCTCAGTTACTTGCTGTTTGAGTTCTTCAGACAATTCTGTTTCTTCTTTGATTATCAAAGAAGCACTTTCGATTGCGGATTCAGTCCACGGAAACGGCTTTCCACAATATCCACAATAGTTTGGAACATCCCACGAAATAGCATAACAAAAATCACCAGCATAATCACCAGGGATTTCCCTGCCGCAATGTGGACACGTATGAATTGTCGGTGCTCCGCAATCACTGCAGAATTGCTGATTTCTCTGCGGTTGAGTGCGAAAACTTCCGTTAATGATATGACCATTATTACATATCAACGCGGAATCACGATCGGAAACACACATAATATACTCTCCTTTCTGTATGTACTCGGCTCTGCTAAGCCTGTACATACAGAATAAGAAAAGAATAGGAAGAAGTCAAGAATCAAGTCGAAACGGGAAGAAAAAACCGTCTGGACACGATGGCAACGTGTCTACTGATGAGGTAAGCCACAGAAAGAGGGGTGAAAGATATGTCACAGAAGAACATGGAGACAATGTTGAACATGGAAGACAAAGCCGAAGCAGAAGAATTAACGACATTTTTGAAGTCTGTAAACATCACAAAGCAGACACTGATGGATACATTCCTGAAAGGCGTCAAGGTGGGTGCAAGCATGTCGGCTCAGAAAAAGCCGGCATAAGGGAGGGACGACCTTGATTGAAAGATGGAAAGATATTCCAGGATATGACGGCAAATACCAGGCAAGCACAGAGGGGAACATCCGGAGAACTTTGAAATCCGGACAGTTTCGCAGCATGACTCCCTATCACAAAAAAAATGAAAGGGAGTCAGCGCCTGGTTGTGAAGCTCACAAAAGACGGAAAAGCGAAAGAGGAGATAGTTCTCTCTCTGATTGCAAGGACGTTTTTAGGACCTGTTCCTGACGGTGCGGTTCCGTATCATAAGAACGGAATGCAGTCTGAGAATCACATAAACAATATAGCATACATACCCAGACAGGAACTTGGAAAGCTGACCGGTTACAGTTCCAGAAATAAAATAGTCGTGAAATTGGACAGTTGCGGACAGGATGTGGAATATTACAGATCTGCGAGAGAAGCAGCGAAAAAGAATTTTTTGAGTCGACAAGCTATCACTGATCGTTGTAACGGGAAAACAAAACGCGGACCGGCTCCGGATGGATACGAATATGCTTGGGACAACAGCGAAGCAAGCCGACGCAAAGCAATAAGACGCCTGGAGCTGGCTGGCGGATATACACCAATGCCGACAGCTCCTGCAGTAGAATTTGAGTTTTAGGAGGGGAAGAAGATGGAAACGCAAGGAACATTCAATACGGTAAGATTTTACGAAACCCTTGCCATGATCCTCTCAAAGAAGCATGGCGTTGAGATCACCGTAAAAGTGAAGGAAAAGCCAAAAGAAAAAGAGGAAACAGCTTGAACTATGACAACTACATAAGGAGACAAAAAAATGGAACGAAAAATAATAATTTCATTAGTATCCGGGTACCTGGTTTCTATGCTGCCGATCTGGATGATTGGCAGCAGAATGCAGGAAATCATCCTGACATTTGCAGTATCTTTCTGTATCCTCTCCGGCCTGATCTGGATTGAGGAGAGGATACAGGACATGAAAAAAGCCCTCACGTCCGCCAACGTGAGAGCAAAAAGAAAAAACAATCTTTTCAAATAGTATAAAGAAAATACGGGGAAATGTCAAGGAGGAACGGGAAGGATAAAAAAAGATTTTGATGGCTGGATTGAATTTGTGGAGAAAATCGTAAAAGCAGATAAGGAAGAGGCTGCAAGACTCTACTTAGAACGTACACAGTTATGGGTAGATAAATTGCAGAAAAATCTGGAGATTATGCCGAGCGGAGATATAGCTTTTGCCATAGCTGCATTACATATCATCACAGAAGGAATCGAAAAAGAAAACCCAGAGGCGACAGCTATATCAAAAAGATTGATTAATGGCATAGGTTTTGAAACTAAGTCAGGAACAATTCACGACATGACGGAAGCAGCCGCGAGAACATATTTTGAAGCAATGAAAAAAGATATTATGTAAACTATAAGACGGCAACACCGGATCCTTGAAAAGTTAATGAAAGTAAGCCGGAAAAGCAGGGGAACAAAAGCCCCTGTTGCTTACTTGCTAAGAGTATTAAAGATGGATTCAAAACAGGGGATACGATAATGAGTTACATGTGTAAAAGAATGAGGTTCCGGAATGCCATAGAGGTGTATGAATATCACACGGCAAAGTATGGAGCGCCAGGACAGGAGAGGCAGGAGAAAAAGAAAGCCACTCCGGAACAGATGGCAAAGAGGAACAGATACAACAGGGAGAGGTTGGCAAGGTGGAAGATCCGGAACAATTTTGATGTAGATGATTATTTCACAAGATTATCATACGAGAAGGACAAAAGACCGGAATCCATGGAAGAAGCAAAGGAAGACTGGAAAGCATTTCTGCAGATACTCAGAAGGGAATACAAGAAAAGAGGAGCAGAACTGAAATGGATGCGGAATATAGAAGTCGGTACAAGGGGAGCCTGGCACATTCACATCATAGTGAACAGGATTCCTGACACGGACGTTATTCTTGCGAAAGCGTGGAAACACGGACAGATACAGAATCAGCTTCTGTATCAAAAAGGCGAGTTTGAGAAACTGGCCAACTACATAACGAAGACACCGGAGACGGACAAGAGACTGAGAGAGGCAAACTATTCTGCATCACGCAATCTTCCAATTCCGGAGCCAGAGAAAAAAGTGTATAAACACTGGAAAACATGGGGAAAAGTCAGAGTGCCGAAGGGCTGGGAGGTGGAAAAAGACTCATTGCATGAAGGTGTGAATGATCTGACAGGCTACCAGTACCGATCTTACACTCTGATTAGAACAGTTCGACTGCCAAAACAGGAAAAGAAGAAAGCAAAGAAAAAGAGGGAAAGGGCATGAAGGTAAACATATATCTGGAGACAGATAAGCAGTCCCAGGAATGCATGCAGCGTAAATACGGGTATGTGATCGAAACGATATTCAAAGGCGCACCGATAACCAGAGAGGGATTCGGAAGCATTGAGGGAACATATCACAAGACGAACCTGCAAGCCCTTATAAAAGCCCTGGGACATTTTCACAAAGAATGTGAAGTATGCGTATATACAAGAGACGCATTTGTTGCAACGCGGATTCTGAAAACTGACGACATGATGGCAGCAGGATTCAAGGACACAAAAGGAAAACCGATAAAGAACGCCCAGGAGTGGGAGACAGCCTGCAAGAAGCTGCAGGAGTGCAATATCACAATATCCTCACAGACTGGGAAACATACATATTCAGCATGGTTACAGGAGGAAATGAAGAAACGTGAAGCCGGAGGAAATATGGGGAAAGGGATGGAGCCTGAGACCGGAACAGAACCCGGCAGAAATGGAGTATCTGGGTGAGATCATTAAATCCGGATACAGATTCACATACTACAAAGACCGGAAAGGAGGGATTTACTTTGAAAGCGAACCAGAAGGAGGAAAACCTGAATGGATGCGCCGCGCCGACGAAGACCGAAAACGAAGGAATAGACACAGACATTGAAGCCCTGGAGACTTACATCTGCGACAATATCTGTCAATACAGAGAGAAGACAACCAGCCAGGAAGCACTTGAGTATTATTTCTGCAGTTCGTGCGAAATGAGTAAGCACATAAGCAAAATAAAAGCAGAATATGACAAAATCAATTCTTTTGACCACAGTGAAGCATGGAAACTTATGCAGAAGTACAGAAAAATTACGCTCTGCAAAGAATGCGTGCAAAGACAACATCTGAAATCAGGAAGAAGCATATGCAGAATTTATGGCATTCTGGGAGGATTCCTGGAAGAAGACGAAGGATGTAGCCGGGGCGAAGAATGGGAATAACAAAGAAAAGGGGAAACGATTATGAGAACAATCGCAGTAATAAATTTAAAAGGCGGAGTGGCTAAGACGATCACATCAAACAGCATTGCGTACATCCTTGCAAACCAGGGATACAGAGTGCTCCTGCTTGACAACGATAAGCAGGGGGACGCATCGAGAGGATTGAACCGACGCACCCAGGACGGAGAGGGCATTGACAGAATCATGACGACGCGGCATCCGGAAGACTGGATGCACAAGCTCATCAAAAAAACAGATTTTGAGAATCTGGACGTGCTCCCGGCAAACATGCGTCTGCTTACAGCAAATCAGACGGTCATGCTGGATCAGACACGCCCGCAGCAGTATCGTATCAAGAACGCGCTCGAATGTGTCAAGGATCTGTATGATTTCTGCATCATTGACAACGCACCGGATATTAATATCTCCACGATCAATGCGCTGACAGCGTGCAATGATGTATTGATTCCTGTCGAAATCGACGACAACACCGGAGAGGGACTACCGGAGCTTGTCAATCAGATCCGGTATACGCGAGAGGACCTGAACGAAGATCTTGAGAATTATTGGATCTTTATCACGAAATACGACAGAAGAAACGAAGCGCAGCGACAAGGGCTGGAGCTGATCCAGGCAGCAGAATACCCGATGTTAAAAACACGTATCAGATATTCCAGAAAAGTATCAGAGTGTACATACGCGAGAATCCCGATTCCGAAGTACTCACCGAGATCTTTAGCTGCAAAGGACTATGAGGACCTTGTAACAGAGTATATTGCAGAGCTGAACATATCAGGAGGTGAGGAGTAATGGCTTTTAACCTTGCCGATATGGTTGCGAAACGTCCGAAACAGATACAGGAAGAAAACTCAAGTGATACGGTGTACAGAGACGTGTTCAAACTAATCCCATCGAAAGCGAATTTTTACGGGGTCAAGCCGGAGAAACTGCAGGGATTGAAGAACTCTATACTGCTGTTCGGAGTGATGCAGGATGTCCTGATCGAAGAGAGGGACGGAGAGGATTACATAATTTCCGGACACTGCCGGACAATGTGCTGCAGGATGCTGGTAGAGGAGGGACATGAAGAGTTTCGAAAGATAAACTGCAAATATACAAAAGTAAAAGATAATGCACGTAAGAATTTGATTGAGGAAAACTGCATTAACGGTTCGGCAACAAGGGAAAATGACGACGCAATATCAAAGTTGCTTGAACGCCTGTCTGTTATCCAGGCGAACCGGTTTAGGGATAAATCAGACTGGGAGAAGATGCGAGAAGCTCTGGATACCGAGGAGATCATAAAAGAGCTGAAAAACCTTGCTGGACTGAAAGGCAAAACAAGAGACATCGTGAGAGAAACAATCGGAGTATCCGGAACACAGATGGAAAGATACCACGCAGTCCAGAAAAGACTCAGCGCCGAATGGATGGCGGAGTTTGAGGCGGAGAAAATCAACATCACCGTGGCTCGTGAGCTTGCGGATCTGGATGAAAAATATCAGAAACAGGCTATGGAGCACTACATGGAACACGACATCATAACGCAAGCAGAGGTAAGAGCTTTCAAGAAGCTCCAGGAAGACAACAGAGACATTCCGGGACAGTTCACGCTTGCACAGGCAATCGGGCGGCAGAGACCGCCAGAGAATGAGACACCGGTACAACCAGAATTGCAGATAGAGCGACTGTTTGAAGCATTGAACAAAGGCGAGAGAGAAAGAGTCGTCAAATGCGACACAAGAATGGCTGCATATTTAATCAGCATCAGATACAGAGACGTCAGGATCAGAAATGGACATTTTAATTATCAGACAGGGAAAGAGGGAATCATTTTCAATCCGGACGATACAATGCAGCATACGCTCACATGGAATGAGCTGGCGGAAGAACTGGTGAAAAGATACGGAAAGAAACAGAAGCCGGTGAAAATGGTGTCCATAGATGCACCAGAGAAACCAGAAAAGAACAATTCATCAGCGCATAGACCAGTGGAACCGGAAAAGAGCTGCTTTTCGGCAGCAGAAGCACCGGACAATAAGCAGCAGGAACATATTGTTGAAGATAACAAAACGCCTGAAAACGATTCTGTTGAAGTCAACAAGATCGCGGAGTGTTCCAGCGACACATTACCGGAAATGAAAAATAACGATCAGCGCAAGGCGTGGCTCAGAGCCTACAAAGACTGGGGACTCTGGTATGAGGATAGAAACATAGGCGTCAAATATTATAAATACGATTTCCAGAACGGAGCACGACTGATTGTGGAAGAATATGCACCGGATCCAGGAGAACAAAAAAGCTGGTGGGTGTCAAGAATGACAGAAACATATTACATGCACCTAGTAGGCGGACCTGAACCGGATCGAGCTGGCGGAGTGCCAAAATGGACATATCATACACGCTATGATAAATTTCCAAACTCAGAAACCGAATTGTGTGAGTTCTTAAAAGGTTTACAGAAGTAGCAGGAGGAATAAAAGATGCAGGAAAAGGCGCTTGTTGCTCACTTAGAGTTACATAAAAAAGTAGTAAAAAACGCCTGGATACTCAGTTACGAGGGCCGCAAGGCCCTTGTGATTGAATTTCAGGAGACTGTCACAGAAGATAAAAGTATTGCGTATATCTTCGCCCTGGCTAAAAGCCTGGTATCAGGAAAAGGCAGCGAAACACTCAGCCCGGAGCTAATGAAGATGGTAAAAGGAACCTATGTCCGGATTCTGGACGAAGAAATGAAGAGGCTTATTGATAATGGAATTAAAATGGAGGGATAGAAAATGGAGAAGACTTGCAAAACCTGTAAAGAAAATGATTGTGGTCTTTGCGATCGCACCGGCCGCCTGGTAGAAGACGACGATCAGTGCGAAAAATGGATGGGCAAACAGACAGACTGGAGAACTAGAATGATGCAAACGTTCCTTGCCGGACATTAAGGAGGGCGAACTGGTCAAAAAACTGTATGAGGTAAGAAACAGATCCGGTGACCTGATATTAGAGGATGCGACAAGCGGAGAAATTAGAGAAGAGCTGCATTGCACAACGGCGCAGGTCAACAACGCCAGAACCTCCGGAGATCACATTTTCGGAGAATACAAAGTAGAGGAGATTGACAGGAAATTAAGCAGAAAGACGGATTTTGACCTGCTGAGAGAATTTGAGTCCGTCTGCGATCAGCTGTTAGGCAGCAGGAAAGGAAAGAAATGAATAAGAGACAGAAAAAGAAACTATACAAGCAGGAAATCGGCAAAAATCCGCCGAAGAAAATGAAGTATTCCGGGAAAAGCTATCACCGGGCAATAAACAAGCCGTGGGGAGGAAAGAAAACGACAGTAAACTACTCCTGGGACTGCGAGAAGCTGAAAGAAATTGCAACACAATTCACAAAAGCATGGGACGGTAACAGAGTAACGATAAAAAAGGCAGCGGATGCACTGATAAAACTGTTTGCAGGCATAGGAATCAACATTTCCGAAGTTCCGGAAAGTTCATACGCAGTAAATACGAGAAATGTGGTAAATACAACAAAAACATTGACAGCACACCGCAGAAAAAGAGGTGAATGGAATTGAACTATGCAACAGCAGAAGCAGAGGACAACAGAGAGAAGATTTTGAAATTTATCGCTAAATACATAAAGCAGCACTGCTATTCACCGGCCATTTATGAGATCGCGACAGATACAGGACTGTCAAAGGCAACAATCAGAAGACATATAACAATGATGCTGGAGGATCACATTCTTGAGACGGAACATCCGGGAGACTCAAGAGCATATCGTATCAAAGGCACAAAAATAGTAATGGTAAAGGAGAAAAAAGACAAATGGAAATGATAATTCAAAATGAAACCGGTAATTTTACACTGCATGTACGGATCTCAGACTCGAAAGAATATGATTTTCTCAAGGATGTGACAGAGCTGGCACGAAAGTATGATTTCGAAAATGATGATTTTGAGATTGAAGATCCGGAAAAGGAAACAGATCAGGTACCGGAGACAACGATTAGCGAAGCTGCAGAAGAATACAAAGGATTTTTACATATTCGTTGCGAAGAATGTGGAGAGACAATCTCGTACAACGCAAAAGAGCCAGAGACACAGCACAAATGTAAGAAATGCGGACACGTAACACAGCTTAGAGCTTTAAAGCCAATGTATGCAGAGTGCAAAGCCTGCGGAAGTTCATGGAAGTACATGACAAACAGAAACACTGCAGAACTGACGCAGGAATGCTTACAGTGCGGAAATTTGATCGACATGGAAATGAACTCACGCCGCACAGCGTATGTAACAAAAACGAAACGGGGGGGGGGACAAGACCTCAAGGAAGTAGATTCAAAAGGAGAAAATGATGAATAAAGTAATTTTGATGGGACGTTTAACCAGAGATCCGGAAGTGCGCTACGCTTCCGGAGATAACCTGGCAATTGCCAGATATACACTTGCAGTAGACCGGAGATTCCATCGTGACGGAGAAGCAACCGCAGACTTTATCAATTGCGTGACTTTTGGCCGTGCTGCAGAGTTTGCAGAGAAATATCTGCGACAGGGAACTAAAATCGCTGTTTCTGGACGCATTCAGACCGGCAGTTACACGAACCGAGATGGACATAAGGTCTACACAACAGAGATTGTAGTTGAGGAACAGGAATTTGCAGAGGGAAAGAACGCCGGATCCGGCAGCAGTCGCCCACAGCCAGCTCCTGAAACAGATCCAGACGGTTTTATGAATATTCCGGAGGGAATAGAGGAAGAAATGCCGTTTTGATGAAAAGGAGAAAAACATGACGAGATTAACTAAAAGAAATGGTAGAAATATCACATATAACGAAAAACGAGAATTTATATGTTCACATTACTGCAATAACTGCTCACGTGGAACTGGTGATTGTGAAATTTTGAAAACCATGATTGAAAAACTTGCTGATTACGAAGACGCGGAGGAAATGAAAGAAAATGGATGCTAAAGAGGCAAAAGTGATTGCAAACCAGAAGAGACAGACAAGCTGGCTGAAAGATTATCATACAAATTATAAGGAAAAGCTGGAGGAACACAGAAATGCAGTCATTTCCGAAACAGAAAAAGAAAAAACGAGCTAAGAAGAAAGCGCCAGAGAGACCGAGCATCATGCACAGCAGAGAAAGCGGCACTTGTTATCTCTGCATGAAGCTGCACAATGACTACAGACGACATCCGGCGCTCCAGGAGCATCACATTTTTGGAGGGTGTCCGAATCGGACACATTCAGGGCACTATGGACTGAAAGTATATCTCTGCAATGTGCATCACCTGGCAGGGACAGGGCCGGAGGCAGTACATTCAAACCAAAAGGTCATGGATATGCTGCATGAAGAGGGACAGAGAGCTTTTGAGGACCGGTTCGGCAGCAGGGAAGAGTTTATGAAGATATTCGGAAAAAATTTTATCATGGAGGATCACAAACATGATGGACATTAACGACGTTAAGAAATTAATTGACAATGTGGCACAGAAGCCATTCCTATGCAGTAATACAGAGATTACGACAGACAACGGCTATGTGATTACCACAAAAGAGCATTATGAGAAATTGCGAAAACACCGTTTGTGTCAAGCGAGAGGAAGAGAAGCTATATTTCACCGATGGACAGAACTTGCAACAGTTGTTGAACCGTCGCCACTGGTAGGTGGACATCCAGGAGGACAAACAAATATTACACTTGCAATTGTGGAATATAAAAACGGAAAAGTAGAACAGGTATATCCAGGAGAAATAAAATTCATGGACACACAGGAATACTGGCCAGATCAAGAAAAATAATTAGTTTTAAGGAGGGCAGATATGCCAAACGTGAGACCGCTGAACAGAAAGAAATATAATATATCAAAGAGAGCTTTTCAGACCGCATACAACTATTGCTTACAGTATACAGAGTGGAAAGAGGAGCTGGCCGTAAAGAGAGACACAAGAGCCGGACAGAATCTGACTGGACAGCCGGGAGCACATAACTGTTCTGACTCAACTGCTGACGCAGCCATGGAAGCGGCCGAGATTGCACGCAAGATAAAGAAGATTGAAGACGCAGCCATGGAAGCAGTCGGAAAAGAAAAAGAGCTGTATCCATATCTGCTGTATTATGTGACAACAGAATATTGTACATTTCAGACTATGAAAGCCAGAGGCATTCCATGCGAGAGATCGTACTTTTACGAAATGCGTAGGAGGTTTTACAGTATCATAGCAAGGAGGATTAGATGATAGAATGTGATAAATGCAAGGCTCAGATGGAGCAGACTGCGAAGGAAGAACATATACCAAATACAGAATTGGACATCCAATACATTCAGTGTGAACAGTGTGGAAAGAAGTATATTGTACTGCTAAAGGATAACAAGACGAAAGGAATGTTGATTCGGATCAGGAACATGCAGGCAAGATACCGCCGTATGTTCGGGAAAGAAAACATTGCGAAAGTAGAAGCATACAGAAAGAGTATGGAGAACTTCCAGAAAACAATACAGAAGTACCAGGCACAACTGAGAAACAATAACAAAGACAAGATAAAGGAGTATCTGTAATGCGGTACTCGAAGGACAAAATAAATGATATATTGATAACGTGGTATTCAGGAAAGCCACAGAATAATCGTTCCCCACGAGAGAGGGCTTGCTATATGCAGGTCCTCTTTTGAGTTAGGAGGAATATGACGCAACAGGAAACAGAGTTCGTGCGCTGGTGCGTAGCGAACGACATACACAGGTTCTATGTGTGGACCAGGTGGAAGCAGGTCAGGCAGCAGGTGTTGAAGATGGATCACAATGAATGCCAGAGGTGCAGAGAACATCACAGATACACAGCAGCCACGACAGTACACCATGTAAACTACGTGAAGAGACATCCTGAGATGGCTCTGGACATATGGTATGAGTGGCATGGAGTGAAGAAAAGAAACCTTATAAGCCTTTGCCATGAGTGCCATGAAGCAGTACATGGTTACAGAAAACCACAGAAGCAGGAACCGCTGACAGAGGAACGCTGGGACTGATACCCCCGGTCGAAAAATTTGCGATTTTTGGCGGCCGGCCGGAGACCGGTGGGTGGCCTCGACAAATCTGCGAAAGGTCGCACATGATGAAAAAATAAAAAAATAGGGGTGAAAAAATGGCCGAAAAAAAAGCGGATATATTAGAAAGCTTAAAAGAGCAGCTGAGAAAAAAACAGGCAGATATTTCCGTCTTCAAAGACCTTTTGGACGACTATATGACCCTCTATGATGTCAAAAAGAAGCTAAAAACAGATATAAAAAAGCGTGGAGTGACCTTTGAGACCACATCCGCAAGCGGGAAAGCAACGATTGTAAAACAGAACCAGTCGGTCAAAGATCTGGTTGCTGTCAACAAACAGATGCTGATGATTCTGGACAAGCTGGAGTTGACAACGAAAGAAACAATAAAGGGGGATGATGATGACGAATTGTGATCAACGCATAGAGGAGTTCATGGAGGCCGTAGAGTCTGAGAAAATCAGAGCTTCCAGGGAAGTCAAAGCACTGGTATCACACGTCAGAAGTTGTTTCAAAAACGAAGACATATACACAGACAGCGAACAGCTGACGAAATATATCGGGATCGCAAAATATTTCCCGTTTGAAAAGTTATTTCCCTGGCAGATTTTTGTCGTGGGACTGCACGATTGCACATACTGGAGGGTATCAAAGACTCCACGCTGGCCGGATCTTTTCTGTATGCTCGGAAGGGGTGCAGGAAAAGACGGAACAATAGCGTGGGAATCTGCCTGCCTGGTAAGTCCGTACAACGGAATCAGGGCGTATGACGTAGATATTTGTGCAAATAACGAAGATCAGGCACTAAGACCCGTCAAAGACGTGGTGGAAGCTCTTGAAACGCCTGAACATACGAAAAAATTAAAAAAATTCTATTACTGGACATCTGAGAAGGTAGTAGGAACAGAAACGAAATCAACGATTCTGGGACGTACAAACAACCCATCCGGAAAAGACGGAATGCGCTCCGGTATGGTGGTGTTCAATGAGATACATCAATATCAGGACTACAAGAACATTGAAGTGTTCACAACCGGACTTGGAAAGAAACCACATCCGCGCCGGTCCTACTACACCACCCAGGGAGATATAAGAGAAGGACCACTTGACGATATGCTTGGGACAGCGACGGATATTCTTTTTGATGATCTTCCGGACAATGGTATGCTGCCATTTATCTGCAGACTGGACAACAAAGAAGAAGTATACGACGAAAAGAACTGGGAAAAAGCAAATCCGTCCTTGCCATATCTCCCGACGTTAATGGGAGAAATGCGAAAAGAGTACAATGACTGGTTAGCGCATCCTGAACGTCTCACTGCATTTATGACAAAGAGAATGAATATCCCAAGCGGATCCGCAGACATAAAAGTGTGTTCGTATGAGAAAATAAAGCTCACGAACAGAGAAATACCGGATCTGTCAGGGTGGACATGCACCTGCGGGATTGACTTCTCGAAGATTACGGACCTTGTTTCCGTAAATCTGCATTTCAGAGATGAAAATATCCGGTATGACATCAATCATTCATGGTTGTGCAGCCAGTCAAAAGATATTCCAAGGATAAAAGCTCCTCTGGAAGAATGGAGACGGAGAGGACTGCTGACAATGGTGGATGATGTGGAGATACATCCGGAGATCATCACTGATTATATTCAAGCAGCAATGATGAAATATTGCATAAAAGGAATTGCGATTGACGATTTCCGCTATGCTCTGCTGGCGGCAGCACTCCGGGAAATTGGATTCGACGCAAAAGTATATAAAAATTTAAAGCTTGTACGTCCCTCAGACATAATGAGAGTTGCGACAGTGATAGACAGCTGTTTCGCAAATAACAATTTTATCTGGGGAGACAATCCAGTGCTCCGCTGGGGGACGAACAATACAAAAATGATCCCATACGGGAGAAAACCGGGAAAGAAAGATGATGCAGACATAGGAAACTATGTTTACGGGAAAATTGAAGCGAAAAGCAGAAAAACTGACCCGTTTATGGCACTTGTCGCGTCAATGACAATAGAGGACATGATCCCATACGCACAAACGGCAGCAGTGCCTGATATTGGAGTAATGACTTACTGAAAGGGGGTGAGAAAGGTTGGGATTTTCATTCAGGAATCTGATACGGGGGAAGCCAGAACCAGAGCAGTCAGAACCAGAGCAGTCAGTTGAAAATGTGTCTCGAATTGAGATTGCAGACAATCCGATTGAGAGCATAATGACAGAAATTTATCTGAGGGAATTGGCTTTTCAGAGAGCAATTCAGATTCTTGCAAAAATGTTAGGAAAATGCGAGATTCGTACATTCCTGAATGGTGACGAAATATTCCGGGATGAATATTATACCTGGAACTACGAACCAAACAGAAACCAGAATAAACAGCAGTTTTTTGATAAGTTAATCGAAAAGATGTTCAGAAACGGAGAGGCGTTGGTTGTTGCTGGAATAGATGGACAGCTCTATGTAGCAGATTCATTTTGCACAACCAGAAGCGCACTGTACGGGAACACATACAGCCAGGTACAGATTGATGATTACACTTTTCAGAGGTCGTTTAGATCCACAGATGTTCTGTATCTAAAACCGAACTGGAAAAATGTAAATACGATACTACAGGGGCTATATGGTTCCTATGCGAAGCTGATCCAGTACGGAGCAAAGACCTTTATGCAGTCACATGGCTCAAAAGGAACTCTGGACATATCAGCCGTAGCCCAGAACAGCAAAAACTTTGATGATACTCTCAAAAAGTTGCTGAATGATTATTTTAAGACATTCTTTGAAAGCGAAAATGCAGTTCTGCCCTTATTCGAAGGATATACTTTCACAGAAACGAACAGGTCAAAGAACTACAATGAAACAACAACAAGAGACATAAAAGCACTATATGATGATGTATTCGACTTTACAGCGAGGGCAATAGGAATCCCTCCGTCAATCCTGAAAGGGGACGTGCAGGACAACAGCAAGGCAATAGACGAACTGCTGACTGTTGCACTGGATCCATTAGCCGGATCCTTAGAGAGCGAAATCAACCGTAAAAAATACGGGAAAGCCGTATTGAAGGGCAGCCGCTGCATGGTAGACACGTCACACGTTAAGCATGTTGACATATTCAGCAATGCGACGCAGATTGACAAGCTGGTACAGTCTGGAACGCATACGATTAACATGATTTTGCGTGCAATGGGACAGCCGCAGATCAATGAAGAATGGGCGAACCAGCATTTTATCACAAAGAATTACAGCACAGTACAGGATTTATTGAACAGCCTGGAAGGAGGTGGAGAAAATGGCGGGAATGGAAAAAACACAGAATAAAACAAATTACTGTTTTAAGCAGGCAGCAGATCCGGCGGTACATTTGCTATACATCTATGATGATGTATCGGCGTATGGAGAATTTGACTGGAAAACATGGTCATATACCGAAAGCGAGACTTCTGCAAAGTATTTCCGCGATCAGCTTGCGGCAATCCCGGAAGACCATACGATTGAATTACATATCAATTCAAATGGCGGATCTGTAAAAGAGGGAGTAACTATCTACAACCTTTTGAAGCAGTCCGGAAGCTATGTAAAAGGAATCGTTGATGGAGTGGCGTATTCCGTAGCTTTTGTGATTTTACAGGCATGTGACGAAAGAATCATGGGCGTAGGAACAACAGCACTGATCCACGAACCATGGGTAACTGCATCCGGAAATGCAAGAGAGCTGAGAAAGACAGCGGATGATCTTGACGTACTTACGGCAAGCAATCGGAAAATCTTCCTTGAGCGTTCAAATCTGGAAGAACAGCAGCTTGCAGACATGATGGAAGCAGAAACCTTCCTGACTCCAGATGATTGTCTGGAATATGGCCTGATCGACAAGGTAGAGGATTACGGACACGCGCCAGAGGGAGACACGACAAAAGAAGGAATGCAGAAACGTCTCCAGGAAGTTATGCAGCACATGAAAGATACGAAGTCTTTCAGAGAGCAGCTGGAACTTATGCAGAAAGGACAGAAACCCGAACCGGGAAAGAAACCAGAAGAACCAGAGAAACATACACTGCAGGGATTTCTGCAGGGATTCAAAAAAGGAGAGTAAAATGAAAAATAAAGATTTTGCCGCATTAAAGAGAACGGAAATCCTCAACAGAATGAACGCAGCTGTTGCGGAAAATGATTCAGAAGCGTTTTCAAAAGCATATCTGGAATTATGCCAGGACATTGAGGAGAACGTGCTTGAACAGGCGAAAGAGCTTGTAAATCAGAGCGACATGAACGTACTTGCACAGAGAGGCGTGCGTCAGCTCACAAGCGCAGAAAGAGAATATTATGAGAAAGTAATTGACGCAATGAAATCTTCGGATCCAAAGCAGGCCCTCAACAATATTGAGACTGTTTTCCCGGAGACAATCATTGATTCTGTATTTGAAGAACTGACAACAAATCATCCACTGCTGTCAAAATTAAATGCAACAACTGTAACTGGACTCACAAGGATGATGTTAAACACAAACGGAGAGCAGAAAGCAGCATGGGGCAAACTCAGCAGTAAGATCATTGAAGAACTGACATCCGGATTCAAAGAAGTAGACGTAACACAGGATAAACTGAGCGCATTCCTGCCAGTTTCAAAAGCTATGCTTGATTTAGGCCCTGCATGGTTAGATAACTACGTGCGTCAGGTGCTCACAGAAGCTCTTGCAAATGGACTTGAGTATGGAATCGTAAATGGTACCGGAAAAGATATGCCAATCGGAATGGCGCGTCAGGTAGGAGACGGAGTGAACGTTGTGTCTGGAGAATATCCGGAAAAAGAGACTATTAAAATGACAGCTCTTGATATGATCCAGCTTGGAAATGTTACATCTATCATGGCAAGAAACAGCAAAGGACAGGCGAGAACAGTAGATAACCTGATTATGATCGTAAATCCGGTGGATTACTGGAAGCGAATCCTTCCGGCAACACGCGCAATGTCTCCGGACGGCGTATATGTTTCAACACTTCCGATTCCTCTGGAAATCATCCAGTCGGCAGCAGTTACAGAAGGAACTGCAGTATACGGAATGGCCGGAAAGTATTTCCTTGGTGTAGGAATGTCCAAAAACGGAAAGATTGAGTATTCAGATGAATACAGATTCCTGGAAGATGAAAGAGTATACCTTATCAAGTTATATGCTCACGGATTCGCACTGGACAACAATGCTTTTGTCGTTCTTGACATTACAGATCTGCATCCGGTTCGCTTCGAGGTTGTAAGCAAACAGGAGGAGCATGTAGATAATGCACTGCTGTCTGATCTGAGAATTGGAGGATTAACTCTCTCACCGAAATTTGACAGCGACACAAACACATACACAGCAAAAACAACAACTGCAACAAACACAATCACAGCGTTCCCGAAATCAGGAACAGCAGCGATTGAAATTACTGCAGGATCCAGTAAAGTAACAAACGGCGGAAAGATCACATGGAACACTGGAGCCAACACCGTAACTGTTAAAGTTACAGACGGAGAACAGACAAAGACATACACCGTAACTGTAACAAAGGAGTGATAAAATGAGTGCTATGTCAGAAAATGATTTATCAAAACTTCTGGAGGATGTCAGAAACTATCTGGACATCACCTGGGACGATCCAAAAGGAGATGAAAAGCTCCAAGGAATGATAAAAAGAGGCATGGCATCATTAGCCGGAAAAATAGGGGAGTGCGATTTCCTGGGAGATACCCAGGAAAGAACACTCCTTTTTCAGCTTGTAATGTATGAATATTCCGGAGAGTTGCAGCAGTTTTGGGAAAACTACAAAAGCGAGGTCATTGGACTGCAGATAGCAAAGAAGGTGGAAGAATATGCCAAGAGCCAGGCGTAAACAGTTTGAAACGTTTACAGATGGGATACTCAGTATCTGCAAAACAGAAGACAGGGTGATTGTAGATACCAAGCTCAAAGGCATTCGTTTCGGAAATCGCACAATCGGAGAGAGACGATATTTTGACGCACAGACAGCAGGAAATAAAATAACAAAATTGTTAAGTATTCCGGCAGCAGTGCTGAACAGGGAAGATATTGAAGCTCTTGACATTGTTATCATTGATTCACAAAGCGGCTGGCTCTGGGATCCATTCGATTTTGAGAGAGATGAGATTATCAATGAATATAATCCGGCAATGTACAAAATAGTGCAGATTCAGGAGAAATTTGACGCTACACCACCTGCAATATATCTGTCACTGGAAAAAATCGTACAGTTGTATAAAGACAGGAGGGGCGACAATGGCGGATAGTATCAGAATTGATGATCTGGCAGCAGAAATAAATCGCCTTGTTGAAGACTATGGAAAACAATGCACTGAGACAACGAAGGAATGCGTAAATAATGTTGCAAAAAAGACAGTATCAAAGCTAAAACAGACATCCCCGGTAAATACCGGAAAGTATAAAAAAGGATGGAAGAAAACTGTTGTGAAAGAAAATTCTACAAGTCTAGTTATTGCGATCCACGATACAAAATACTCCCTGGTGCATTTGCTTGAAAAAGGACATCAGAAAAGAGGGGGAGGAAGGGTAGCCGCAATCAAACATGTAGAACCTGCAGAACAGGCAGCAATAGCAGAGCTGGAAAAGGAGATCATGTCAAGGCTATGATGTCAGCTGAAAATATCAAAGAAATGTTGAATGAAATCGGCTTACCGTATGAATACGATCATTTTTCGACTCATAACTGGATAGAGCCGCCTTTTATTGTATGGAGGATTCCAGGAAGTGATAATTTTCACGCGGACGGGGTCACCTATGCAAAAATCGACGTTCTGAATATCGAATTGTATTCAGACGAAAAGGACTGGAACAATGAAAAGAAGATAGAGGACATCCTGGACAAGTATGGAATCACATACGACAAAACAGGAGAATATCTTGACTCAGAAAAAATGTACGAAGTTTTATACGAAATGGAGGTATAAAGATGGGCAAAAAAGATAACAAAGTTAAGTACAATCTTAAAAACGCACATTACGCATTACAGAACGAAGGAGAAGATGGAACAATTACTTTTGAAGTCCCGAAAGCGATTCCGGGATCTGTATCCATATCACTTGACGCAAATGGAGATATTTCACCGTTCTATGCAGACGGAATCCAGTATTATGTGTCAGCTGCAAACAACGGATATGAAGGAGATGCAGAATTTGCATTAATTCCGGATTCTTTCAGACAGGATGTCCTGAAAGAAAAGAAGGACGAAAAAGGTGTGCTGCATGAAATCAGTGATTCTACGGATACACAGAAATTTGCACTTCTGTTTGAATTTGATGGAGATCAGAAAGGAATCAGACGAGTTCTCTATAACTGCACAGCTACCAGACCGTCAATCGAATCCGAGACGAAAGAAGATAGTATTGAACCTGGCACAGAAACAATTACGATCAGCAATGCTCCACTTCCGAACGGACGGGTAAAAGCTCAGACAACGGTAGACACAGACGACACTGTATACAGCGGATGGTATAAGACAGTGTACTATCCAGAAACAATCACAGAAGCAACGCAGGCTGTTAATGTAGATAAAAAAGCCGCAGGAGAATAAGGATGCTGACAAAAACAATTAAAATTGATGATAAAGAGGTGCTTTTTGCCGCTTCTGCTGCAATTCCGAGAATTTATCGGATTCAGTTTCGGAGAGATATTTTTCAGGACATGGCAAAAATTGAAAAGTCCGTAAAAAAATCACAGGATAAGCAGACTGAAACGAAGGTGTCCGAGTCGGACATCCCTATTGAGGATTTGGAGATGTTCGAAAATGTAGCGTTCGTAATGGCAAAACACGCAGCACAGAAAAAGGGACAGGATTTCCCAGAAGATGTATACGACTGGTTAGATCAGTTTGATACATTTTCAATTTATACAATTTTCCCGGAGATTGTAAAACTCTGGAACCTGAACCAGCAGACACAGGCAGAAGCAAAAAAAAACTTCGACCAAGTAGCCGGGAAATGACGACACCTCTATTCCTTCTCAGGTGCGCGCAAGTTGGAATAAGTATCCAGGATTTAGACCTTCTGACAGTAGGTCTTGTCCTGGATATTTTTACGGAAAAAAATAACGACGACTATAAATGGCCGAAAATGGCAACTCAGGAGGATATGGATAAATTCTAAACGGAGGTGATAATTTTTGTCCAAAGGCCGCGACATAAGGGGACTTACGATTGAAATTGGCGGCGATACCACAGGACTACAAAATTCACTTAAAAATGTAAATTCACAGATAAAGACCACACAGGCACAGCTGAAAGATATAAACAATCTGCTGAAACTGGATCCTACGAATACGGAACTGTTACAGCAGAAACAGAAAGCGCTTGCTGACGAAATCGAAAGCACGAAAGAAAAGCTGGAAACCTTAAAGACTGCAGAGCAGCAGGCACAACAGCAGTTTGCAGAGGGAAAAATCTCCCAGGAACAGTATGACGCTCTGAAAAGAGAAATCATTGCAACCGAGGAGAGTTTGAAGTCTCTGGAAAATGAAGCGAAGAATGCACCTACTCAGATGCAGCAGTCGCTTGATGGTCTGAATGCAAAAATAAATACTACACAGACAGAACTCAAAGAAATTGATAAGTTGCTGAAACTGGATCCTACGAATACGGAACTATTACAGCAGAAACAGAGAGCACTGTCTGATGAAATCGGAAACACAAAAGAAAAGCTGGAACTTCTGAAAAACGAAGAAGGGGAAGTACAGCAGAAATTCCAGGAGGGAAAAGTATCCCAGGAACAGTATGACGCTCTGAAAAGGACAATTATAGAAACAGAACAGAGCCTGCAATCACTTGAGAATGAAGTTGGATCAGGATCCGCAAAACTGGCCGAGATTTCTGAAACATCCGGGAAAATAGGGGAGTCGCTGACATCTGCCGGAGAAAAAATGCTTCCGGTTACGGCGGTGACAGGACTTGGAACAGCAGCAGTAAAGACTGCGGCAGATTTTGACAGCTCCATGTCCAATGTAGCCGCAATATCCGGATCATCTGCGGAAGACATGGATAAGTTGCGAGAACGTGCAAGAGAGATGGGAGCACAGACAAAATTCTCTGCAAAAGAAGCCGGAGACGCAATGGGATACATGGCAATGGCCGGATGGGACGCACAGCAGATGTACGACGGCCTCCCTGGCATAATGAACCTTGCGGCAGCATCTGGAGAAGACCTTGCAACTACGTCAGATATTGTTACAGACGCGCTCACAGCCTTCGGAATGGAGGCAGAAGATAGTTCTCATTTTGCGGATGTATTGGCACAGGCGTCATCCAGCGCTAATACGAACGTTGGAATGATGGGAGAAACATTCAAGTATATTGCACCGGTAGCAGGTGCACTTGGATATAGCGCAGAAGATGCAGCAGTCGCTATCGGCCTTATGGCGAACAGCGGAATCAAAGCGTCGTCAGCCGGAACACAGTTGAGATCATCCCTGACAAACATGATAAAACCGTCAAAAGATGTTGGAGACGCAATGGAAAAGTGGGGATTCTACGCAACAGAATCGGCTACGTCTATAGATCAAGCTAAAATTGACAAGCAAATGCTCAGAGTGCAAAAAGCTTCACTGGCAGCAGATAAAGCACAGCAGGCTTACAATGATGCGGTATCAAAGTACGGATCTGAGTCAACAGAAGCCTCAAACGCTGCCGCAACGTTGGAAATAAAGCAAACAGAGCTTGCGACTGCAAACGAAACACTGACTCAGCTGCAGGAGGGAACCACAGAAAATGTAAGACTGTACAATAAAGCACTGCAGAACGAAGATGGCAGCATGAAGTCATTGCGTGAAACCATGGATTTTTTACGTGAAACCATGGGAGGAATGACAGAAGCAGAGCAGACGCAGGCAGCGACAGCTATCTTTGGAAAAGAAGCCATGAGCGGCATGCTCGCAATAATCAATTCATCAGATGAAGATTACCAGAAACTTATAAAAAATATTGATAATTGCAAAGGATCCGCTGAAAACATGGCTGAAACCATGCAGGATAATCTTTATGGACAGCTTACAACTTTGCAGAGTGCCTTGCAGGAGCTGGCAATTGCGTTCGGCGAGATTTTAATGCCGTATATCAGAAAAGCAGTTTCAGTGATCCAGGATTTCGTGAAGAAATTAAACGGAATGAGTGAGGGACAGAAAAAGATAGTCGCGACCATTGCGTTGATCGTGGCCGCGATCGGACCGCTGCTCATAATGATCGGGAAAGTTGCAACCGGAATATCTGCAATTACGGGACTGTTTTCAAAAATGAAAACACTGACAACGATAACGAGCATACTTGGAAAAGTAAAAGGAGCTTTTACAGCTCTGTTCGGCGTTATAGCTGCAAACCCGGTTATCGCAGTCATAGCCGCGATCGTAGCTGCGTTAGTTTTGCTGTACACAAAATGCGAATGGTTCCGGGATGCAGTAAATACAGTTGTACAAAAAATCGTGTCGTTTTTTACAGACACAATACCGCAGGCGTGGAGCGCACTGATGGAATTTCTTTCAGGAGTTCCGGAATGGTGGTCCGGCATCTGGCAGCAGGTATCGGACTTTTTCATGCAGATATGGAATGGAATCGTAAACTTTTTTACCGTAACAATACCGCAGGCATGGAACAGCGTTGTTGCATTTTTTACGGGTATTCCAGCGTGGTGGTCCGGCATCTGGCAGCAGGTATCAGTTTTTTTTACGAACATCTGGACAACCATGATGCAGAATCCGGTTATATCCGGAGTCGTAACAACGATCACAACATTGTGGCAGAATGCAGTCACTACACTGCAGGGAATCTGGCAAGGTCTTGTCACTATTGCGCAGGGCGCCTGGGAGTTGCTGAAAAATACAATTCTCGCGCCGGTCATTTTACTGATCGACCTGGTAACAGGAAACTTCGAGAAGTTAAAAACAGACGCAACAAACATCTGGACAAACATCCAGAACGCTGCAAAGACAATATGGACCGGTATCAAGCAGGTAATTTCAACACTTGCGCAGGGACTTGTTACTGCAGTAACAACGATGTTCACAGGATTCAAGAACACCTTATCACGGATCTGGACCGCTGCATCTCAGGCAGCGTCAAAAGCCTGGACATCAATCAAAAATTTTGTTGTAAACGCGGCAGAAAATTTGAAAGAGAGAGCATCAGACTCAATTCAGACTCTGAAAGAGAATGCGTCAGAATACTGGGACAATATCAGGTCAAACACTTCGGAAACCTGGCAGAATGTCAAGGAAACCGTTATAGACTACGCGAGAAACATGAAAGACTCAGCAGTAGAAACATTCAGAAGCGTAGTATCAGGAATATCCAGCGCACTGTCTGGCGTGTATTCAGCAGTCGTGAATGGATTCTCCGGAGCAATCGGTTACATTACAAGCCTGCCAGGACAGGCGATCAGATGGGGGCAGGATTTCGTGAACGGAATCGCAAACGGGATCCGCAGCTGCATAGGAAATGTCACATCTGCAGTATCAAGTGTAGCCAACACAATCAGATCATGGCTGCATTTCTCAAGACCGGATGAGGGTCCGCTACATTACTATGAAGAATGGATGCCGGACTTTATGAAAGGTCTTGCGACAGGAATTGAAAAGAGCCAGGGACTTGTTGCTGACGCAATGAAAGATGTTCAGATGGATATGCAGTTAGATACAAGTTCAATGAAACCAGCTAATAACCTGAACAAAACAGATATAACCGGAATAACCGGAATGCTGGCACAGCTGATCCAGGTAATGAGCGCAGGACAGGAGATCTATTTTGACAACAGAGAATGGGCTGGAAAACTTGCACCGGCAATCAATAACGAACTTGGAAGAATAGCAAAGGAGGCAGCTTACAGATGAATAATGTATTGACAATAAAAGCAACAATCACTGTTGAAAACTCTGGGAAAGTCATAGATACATTAGCAGACTGGGGCTGCGCAATTGGCAATAATGATTATATCGGGGAACCAGAGGTAGAGACGTATTTCATTGACGTCCCAGGAGCTGACGGTTTTCTGGATGGATCAGAAGCAATCACCGGCAGACCAGTATATAAATCAAGAGAAATTGATATTCTGTTCGGAGGTAAGAAACCACGCGAAGACTGGGACAGTTTTATTTCGAATATTCGAAACAGACTGCATGGTAAAAACATAAGGATAACATTTTCAAACGATCCAGAATATTACTGGACCGGAAGAGCGTACATAACAGATTTTGACCGGTCAAGAGAGATCGGTCAATTTCATTTAAGCGTTCCGAAAGCAGATCCTTATAAATATTCGCTTGCTGACTCAACGGAGGAATGGCTCTGGGATCCGTTCGACTTCGAAACCGGAGTGATAGATCAGGGAGCCGGGATCACAATATCTGGATCAGGATCATATACAGTATATTCTGGAGATGTAGCAATCGTTCCGGTGCTGAATGTAAAAAGTATTGGATCAACAGGACTAAAGGTGACAGCGTGCGGAGAAACCTACACTCTGACACTGGGGAGAAATCGCTTTCCAGATATTGTTGTATACGGATCTGACGTAACACTTGAATTTGCCGGATCAGGAACACTGGACATTGTTTACAGGAGGGGATCATTGTAATGTACAAAATTAAATTAGATGGCAAGATCCTGTATTATCCAGGAGACCGGGAGGCAGCTGTTATCAATCCGGAGCTGGACCTGCAGACAGGATATGCAGGAGAGTTAACCCTGAAAGTACCGGCTTTAAATCCTCTGTACAATGATATTCATAACAGAAAAAGCATGATTTCAGTGTACAGAGATAAAACAGAAATCTTTTACGGAGAAGTCCGCACAAGAGAAAAAGACCGGTTTAAAAATCAACCGATTAAAGCAACCGGAGCGTTGTCGTTCCTGGCAGATACGATTCTGCCGCAGCAGGAATGGCACGACATGTCGCCCAGGGAAATGTTAGACGCGTGGCTACAGCTGCACAATAATCAGGTTGAGGACAGAAAGAAAATCTATATCGGGGTTGTTACGATCCATGACAGCAATGACTCTCTGTACAGGATAACTGACAGAGAAAACACCCTTGAAGCGATCAGGGAGAAACTGGTTGATCGCCTGGGCGGATACCTGAGACTCAGACACGAAGAAGACAAGCTATACCTTGACTGGATAAATATACAGGAATACGGCAAGTATTGCGAACAACCAATTCAATTCGGAGAGAACCTGCTTGATTACTCAGAGACAATGACTGCCGACGATGTTATCACAGCTCTGATCCCACTGGGGGCAGCAATCGAACAGGAAACAGACGAAAACGCATCCGAATTTGAACGCCTTGAAAAGAATGTGGACATTACATCCGTAAACGACGGAAAAGACTACATATACAGCAAAGAGGCGGTAGAAAGTTTCGGATGGGTGTGGAAAACAGAGAAGTGGGACGATGTAGCAACGCCAGCGAACCTCCTGAAAAAAGCAACAGAATATCTGACGACGCAGCAGTATGAGAACCTTGTCATTTCCCTGACTGCAGTGGATTTGTCATTGTTTGGCCAGGATTATGATTCTTTTGATATAGGAGACCGTGTGCTCTGCAATGCAATTCCGTATGGAATGAAAAAAGTATTGCCGGTTATGGAAATGAAAATCCCATTGCAGCAACCAGATCAGGCGCAGTTGACACTGGGAGAAAATCTGCAGCAGTCTTTCACAGATCAGACTACTGGGACATTTACTCAGATCCGGCAAGAAACAACAGAGGCTGGAAGAGTTCAAGCGTCTTGGATGAAATCCGCAATTGATAATCTTACGAAACAAATGACGGGAGCAAAAGGCGGATACAAACTCACAGAATTTGATGAAAACGGTCTCTGGCTTCGGGATCTGTACATGGATGCACCGGACAAAGAACAGGCAACAAATATACTACAGATAAATAAAAACGGAATCGGCGGATCTCACAATGGATATAACGGCCCGTACACGATCGGAATGACACTGGATGGCCAGATTATAGGAGAGAGAATCCTTGCCGGTTCTGTTAAAACAGAAGCACTCTCAACAGAGTGCAAAAACTACATTGAAACCAAAATATCAGATGGAGACTCTGCAAATAAAACAGCGATTCTGAAAGAGGTCACAACATCCCTGAAAGCCATGGACGGAAAGATAACTCTTTCTGTTTCGAGTTTGGAACAGCAGATGGAGAGAAAATCCGGAAACTGGTACGGAAATTATGAACCAACATCCGAAAACAATCCGGCATCTGCCTGGACGACAGACGAATTGAGGCAGGAACACGAAAGAGATCTCTTTTTCAATACCACAACCGGCTATGCTTATCAGTATCAGAAAAATGACAGTAATGAGTATGGATGGGTAAGGGTAAAAGATAAGGACATTGAAGCAGCTCAGAGTACAGCAGAATCTGCGCTTTCCAAAATCGAGGTCCAGGAGGGACTTATAACTGCAGAAGTGTCAAGGGCAAAAGGGGAAGAGGAAAAGCTCAGATCAGCGATCACAATGACTGAGACAAGCATTCTTTCGACGGTATCGAAAACATATACAACGCAAGAGATGGCAAACAAGCTCTACGCAGATGCAGTCCAGGAGGGCCAGACAGCTGCAGATAATGCGGAAAAGAATGCAAAAGACGATACCGATACAAAACTGAAAAACTATTCCACAACAGTTGAAATGAATAGCGCGATCAGTCAGGCAGCAGACAGCATTACGCTGGAAGTGTCTAAAACATACGCCACAACTGGACAGCTAGAAGAAAAGTACATGGACGCGGTAAAAACCGGTCAGACGGCAGCAGACACCGCTGAAAGCAATGCCACAAAAGCCGGACAGACAGCTGCAGATAATGCGGAAAAGAATGCAAAAGCCGATACAGATGAAAAGCTGAAAAGTTATTCCACAACAGAACAAATGACGGCAGCTATTAAAATGGCGACAGATAATATTACTCTTGAAGTAACTACGGTACGCCAGGCAGTGTCGGAGAAAAACGGTAATTTCTACGGGAGTAAAATACCGACAACATCAAACGAACCAGCATCATCCTGGTCAAGTGACAATTTAAAGTCGTTACACATAGGAGATATTTACTATGATATTACAACCGGATATGCGTACAGATACACATACAAGGTTCCCGGATTAAAGATCACGTTTTCATCAAACTCCAGAACTGAAAACGTAAATTACGATTATGTAAAGATTTATTATAGTGATAACGGAATAATGAAACTTGCAGCAAAGTTGGGAGGAACTGACATTGCTGGTGCATCTGTTTTCGTCCCATCGTCAGAGTTCTATGTGTACTGGCATACGGACGGCTCAAGCGACAGTTTCTATGGCTTCACTATAGCATCAGTTTCCGGAGCAACCGGAGAAGCAACAGGAACCGCTGAGAATCTGCCGAGCTACACTGCAACTGAACTGACGAAAGGAACATATCCGGAAAGCCCGAACCACGGAAGTTATGGAAACAATATAAATCTGTTGTGGAAATGTTCTGGAACAACATCAGGAAGCAAAACAGCATCCTGGGAAAGAATCCAGGATCAGGATATAAGCGTTGCAAAAGCTCAGGCGGATGCGGCGCAGACAACAGCAAACACTGCAAAGAATACAGCCGAAACAGCGAAAAGTACGGCCGAAACTGCAATATCCAGGATTACAGTTGCAGAAAATTCAATTACGTCAGAGGTTTCTCGTGCAAGAGGCGCAGAAAGCGCTCTCGAATCCCGAATCACTCAGACAGAGACGGAAATAGAGTCGAAAGTATCTGCTGGAGAAATTGTATCATCAATAAATCAGACCGCGCAGTCAGTAAAGATCAATGCTTCGAAAATAGATTTCAACGGAATCGTAACGGCGAACAGCTATTTTAAGATTTTAACAGATGGTTCAATGGAATGCATTAGCGGCAAAATAGGAGGATTTTGGATTGATTCGACTAGCCTGTATGCATATGCAACAGGAAACTACAAAATGGAAATAAATTCGTCTGAAAAGAAAATGAGAATATCAGACGGTTCAGTTTATCATATTTCGCACAAAGGAACAAATAGAAATACAGTAGTAATTGGAGGTGCTACTACAACAGCACTGTTTGGCGATATTGATTGCGGTGATGGTGATTTTGACAGCATCAAGACGCAATCAATAACAGCCACAACAGCATCAAGCTTCAACGCTATTTCATCATCGTCAACTATAACTGCAAGAGGAAAGATAAAGTCGAATTCACATATCGAAGCGTCAGGACATTTCTATAACATTGGATCCGGAAATGATCTTTCAGACTTGAGTGTCAGAGGAACTAAGAAAAGAATATTTGACACAAAAGACTATGGAATGCAGGCGTTTTATTGTTATGAGATGGCATCACCTATTTTTGGAGATATAGGAAAAGCAACGATATCTGACGACGGGACTTGTCTGATTGATCTTGATGATATTTTCCAGGAATCCATAAATGCAGAGATTACATATTATGTATTTCTGCAGAAAGAAAGTGATGGGGACTGTTGGGTGGAAGAAAAAGCGCCAACACATTTTGTGGTAAAAGGAACGCCGGGGCTAGAATTTAGCTTCGAGATAAAAGCAATGCAGACAAATTATGAACACATGAGATTCGCAGATGCAAGCGAAACAGCATACGACAGAGCAGTTGAAGAACTTGATCTTGACTATACAGCGGAAGAAATAGAAATATCCGAGCCAGATTATGAAACTGAATTGGGAAATGACAGAGTAACCATTATTAATCAGATGGAGGCAGCAGCATGAAAAAAGTACTGACGAGTTTTATGAATTTATCAACCGGAGAGGGAAGCAGAATCGCATTTACTTATTCCGAAGTTGATGAAAAAACAGGAAACATTATTAGCCAGAATAACAAAGGAAACTTTCTGGTGATGAACACAGAGGTACAGGGACACTTGGATGCAATTAAAGAATATATTGCAACAGCACATTTGAAATAGGGAGGGATAAGAAATGAGCGAAGCTAAAGAAACAGAAAGAAGCATGAAAGAAGATACACCAGAAGAGAAAAAGGTGTCCGAATCGGACACCCCAGAAGTATTACCTCTTGGAGCAATCCTGGATAAGAAAACAGAAGAACTTCGGAGCGTGATATTTAAAGAAATGGCGCAGGGTGGAATCCCTGCCTCATTAATGGATTATATGCTCACATCTATTCTTGCAGAGGTAAGAGATCTTAAAGCAAAGGAATACTCAAAGCACATTATCGGTAAGGAGGAATAATAGTGGCAAATGTAAAGAAATACACGGATCAGATCGCAAAAGCTCAGAAAGGACGTGACGTCCGTGATTCAATCGTTAAGGCAATCAATGAAGTATCAGACGAAAACAATGAATACAATCAGGTTAAAGCTGACATTCTTTCAGCACAGTCTGATATTGCGAAGAAAGTAACAAAGAACGAACAGACAGAGCAGAAATTTGCAGCAGATGTAAAAAAGGTGGAAGAGTTAAAACAGGGACTTGATACAGACATCACCCAGGGAACGGCACTCAAGAGCCAGCTGGATGCTGCAGTTAAAACGGCAGACACAAGTAAAAAGAACCTGGACGCATCAAACGCAACTGCAGGACAGACAGAAAACTCTCTGAACAGTTCTATTGACATTGCAAATACTTTAAACAAGGCACTTACAACAGACATCGCCCAGGGGACGGATTTAAAAACTGAGTTAGAATCAGACATCACCTATGGAACAGCGCTCAAGAGCCAACTGGACACTGCAGTTAAAACAGCAGACACAAGTAAGAAGAACTTAGACGCTTCCAACACGGCAGCGGGCAAAACCAAAGCTGCCTTGGATACATCAAACACAACAGCAACCAAAACAAAAACAGATCTGGATGCAACAAATAAGACCGCAACAAGCCTGGATACATCTCTGGGAACTAAAATTACAGAGGGAACACAGCTGCAAGAAGATCTCCAGGAAACCGGAGAGACTGCGGTAAACAACATTCAGGCAGAAGCAAATAAACAGATCCAGAATATTACTGCAGCTGGCGGAGGGATTGAAAACGCATTATCAAACTTTTTTGCCCTCCGCAGGACTGGAAAAGTATATACAACAAGAATCTATAAGTACGATACCTCTACCAGTCCAACAGGTGTGAAACTGAACGACAATGAGGGACTTGTGAGAAAACCGTCCACAAATACCGTGATCGGGCAGGATGATTACAGAGAAATCGGTTTGTTTATGCACTTCCCTTGTAACTTTACTGTAGATGATAATGGTCTTATTCATATAATCGCACTGCAGGGGCAACCAGATTTTAAGAAAACTGGAAAGGTGGATGTCGGAGAGGTTACAATGTCCGCTTGGGTAGGAATCACAGATAATCCGGAGTATGTAGATTATCATTACTCTGATAGTCCAAACGAAGCCCTGGGACTGGTGCCAATGGGAGAATCTGTTAATCCGGATGGTACGCTCTCCTCATTTATGGTCCATGGAAAATATGGAGCTGGAGATATTGACGGAGTACCATATAGCTCTGCAGGTTTGATTCTGGCAAACGGAAGTCAGAAAGGCGGAAAACCGATATCACACACCGGAATGATTGCATACATGAAGAAAAAGGGAAGCCGGTATGTCGGTACAACCAACTGGGATTTGTTCTACAAACAGCTTATGCTTATTATTCTGTACGCTACGATCAACAGCAGGAGCGTTATGACCGGATGCAACTCATATACATCTCAGGAGATGGCGGCAGTTGCAGAAACTGGAGTAACGAGAGTAATCCTGCCAAAAGCAAAGGCGAACAACTATATCGTTGGCTCCTATGTATCAGTTGGAGATATTGGTTCAAACACAAACAAAGACAGATATTATTCATACATGCACAACCTGGTATATGATGTCAAAGTCTTGAAGATTGAAGCGATAGACGATACGAACTCCGCAGTCTATGTGGATGCGGAACCGTTTAACACAACACTGACCACCTGCATCTCAACAATGCCGTGGCGTACCGGTTCCACTGACAGCGTACTTGGTTCTGATGGGTCGCCATTCTCTAACACAGATAACAGGAATCCATTCAAGATCCAGGGCATTGAAACCGGTTATGGGGCTTATGAAGTTCTCAGTAATGTATTTATGGATATTGTTACAGATGAAGACGGAACACCAAAGAGAGACGTATACATCTGTATGGACGCATCACTGCTTACAACAGATATGAATGTAGCAAAGACACGATATAAGAAAGTAGCGGCTCAGGTAACATACACTGCAGCATCCTGGAAATACATCTCAAAATGCTTTGTTGATCCAGCTCTGGGAATCATGGTACCGACGGAAACGAAAGCCGGAAGTACAACAGGATTCTGCAACGGACTGTATACGGATTCCGGTACGAGCGGACAGCGAGAATGGCTGTCCCTGGGCAATCTGAACAATGGCACGATTTACGGCCTCTGGTTTCTGGCTGCGGGCAAGGGCGTTGGCCTTACGGGCTGGGATATCGTCTCCGGCGTTTCACCGAACGGCACGCGGGGTGAATGGCAGGTGGCAGCCTGACAGAGGGGCTGTCCCCTCTATGTAACTGACAACTAATCAACTGCGAAAAGCAGAATAGCAATAAATTACGGACTTGTAACACGAGGTAGCGGTTCCTGTTCCCTGGCTGTCCCTGGGCAATCTGAACAATGGCACGATTTACGGCCTCTGGATTCTGAATGCGAACAATGGCGTTGGCAATGCGAACTGGAATATCGTCTCCGGATTTTCTTGAAAATGACTTGATATTTGTGTTACATTTCGCTCCGCAGGACGGAGCCTGCAACAGCAGCGTGGGGCATCACCGAAATTGATTGAAGCCGAACCTTGTGATCGGGAGCATAGGGGCCTGAGACAAGGACCATGAATGCAGTTGATTCATGTGTGGGGTGAGTAGAAACACCGAAAACCCCTTATATCAAGAAACGAATGAAACGGTATTGTAAAAACATAACATTAGATCAGAACTTTATAACCGCATGTATCTACGAATGTCTAAGTGATAAATGGAACCGTATGGATACAGCCAGATTTCTGGCAAACTATACGAATATCATTACAGCCAGACAGATACACAGAATTATAAAAGAAAACCTTAAAGGCTGGTTACATAATTTAGTCTGCACAGCAGCGGCAGGAATGGAAGAAGAAATAAAACTTAGAAAAGTATCTTTTGATCCTATAAAGACAAGCGCAAGGCTGGATGGAAATTCGGGGAAAGTAAGAGATATAGGCGTTGAGTGCATAAAACAGCAGATATACGATTATGTAGCCACAAACGGATTGAGAGAACTATTTGAAAGAAAAATAGGAACTTATCAGTGCGCAAGTATTCCAGGAAGGGGACAGGTTTATGGAAAGACAGCAATTGAGAACTGGATCCGTAAGAATCCGGGCAAGACCAGAATAGCAGCAAAGGGAGACGTCCGGAAATGTTATCCATCCATTAACAGGAGAAAACTGAAAAGAATGTTAGAGAAGCAGGTCAGAAATGAGGATCTGCTTTATTTGACTTTTGTTTTAATTGACTCATTCGATCAGGGACTGTCAATTGGATCATACTTGAGCCAATGGCTCTGCAATTATTATCTGAGCGCAGCTTATCATTATGCTGCTGAAAAGCTGTTCAAGAGGAAGAAACACCGAGACGGAACAATAGAAGAAATCAGGCTGATTAATCATGTCTTGTTCTACATGGACGATTTCCTACTGATTGGAAGCAGAAAGGCAGACGTAAGAAAAGCAATGAAGCTTTTGGTTAAGTACATGAATGAGTATTTAGATCTGACGGTAAAACCAGATTGGAAGTTGTTCCAGATCGACTGGATAGACAAAGACGGGAAACATCATGGAGAACCTATTGATATGATGGGATTCAAAATCTATCGGGATCACACAGAGATAACGTAGATAAGATATTTGAGAAAGCGAAAAGGAGGGTAAGCCGTGAAAGCAAGATTTACAGAAAAGCAGGATCCTGTAACCTGGAATGCGCTGCCTGATGGGAACGTGGATGTAATGATATGTCTGAACGAAAAGACTGTTACAGAAACCTATCCGGATACAGATCCGGAGACAGAACAGACAGTATTCGAATATGATTTTAACCAGTTCCGGGAAAGACAGGAGAAAATCTCAGAGGAAACTGTAAGAGCATCCCCGGAAAAATATCTGAAATATATTCCGGAGGAAGAAAAAAGCACTGAACAGAAAATTGCAGAGCAGGCAGAACAGATCGAAATGCTGAAAGACTGTCTGCTGGAAATGAGCGAACAGGTTTATGCGTAGAAATCTAATTATTTTATTGTTAAGTAAAGGAGACAAAGATATGATGGCAAAATTATGGGTTACTGAAATTTTAAGTAAAGATACTATTGAGGAAGCAAAAGAGGAATACAACAGAGTTCCACGCCTGTTAAAAGAAAAGGTGAAAAAACTCCTTATTGATGCAGGTATGGAGGAAATTACTGAGTAATCGGGAAGCATGACTAAATTACAAATTATTAGCAGGCAATGGTCCTCTATTTATGATTTACTGCTGTATATTCAAAACAAAGAGAAAGCAAAACCTCTGGAGGATATACAGCAAGATTTAGATATAATTGAGTATTCCTGCCGCAAATATGCAGACGTAGATGATGAGGAAATAAGCATGGAAAATGAACAGATTTCAAGAGCAGAACATGAGGAGTTCCGCAAAAGAATTGAGGCAGAAGACAACCGACAGAACAGACGGATTGAAATTCTGGAAAACAGTGTTCAACAGCTCCAGGAATTAGTTACATCTGTACAGACGCTTGCAAACAACATGGAGAACATGGTGAAAGAGCAGGGACAGCAGAGCGCAAGACTGGAAGCTCTTGAGTCAAGAGACGGGGAAAAGTGGCGGACAGTAACAAGTTACTTATTAACAGCTATATTAGGTATTGCAGTTGGAATTATTGCAAAACAGTTTGGATTATAAGGAGGAGCAAAATGTTTAAAAATTGCGTATTTAAGCCAAGCGTAGACACAGTGAAATGGTGGAAGAAAGCAGGAATCAGAGCAGTAAAGACAATGGCACAGACTGCAGTGGGTGTGATCGGAGCCGGAAGTGTGATCTCTGCAGTGGACTGGAAGATGGTTGTATCGTCTGCAGTAGTGGCCGGAGTTGTAAGTCTGCTCACAAGCGTCGCAGGAATCCCGGAAGTAGAGGCAGACGAAAACCTGTTTTCTGACGGAATAAAATAATTTTGCACAGCCCGGTATAATGCCGGGCTTTTTCTGGAGGTAAATATGGAAATCAAAGGAATTGATGTTTCCGCCTGGCAGAAAAACATCGACTGGAAAATAGTTGCGGATTACGGTATGGGGTTCGCTATTCTCCGGATCACAGAAGCCGGGAACGTTACAGATAATTATTTTGAAAAAAATTATGCAGCGTGCCAGGAGCATAACATTCCAACAGGAGTATATAAATACTCTTATGCAATGACAATCCCAGAGATTGAGTCAGAGGCACAGAAAATTATTTCTGTATTAGCTGGACGGAAATTGCAATTTCCAGTCTGGTTAGATCTTGAGTGGAACAATCAGAGAATACTTGGAGCTGAAAGTCTCCACAAAATGACAGAAGCATTTGAAAAGATTATTGTTAATGCAGGATATAAGTTCGGAATCTATTGCAATGTAGACTGGTACGAAAATGTAATATGCAGCCATTTGAAAAAGTATGAATTTTGGGTAGCACGCTATCCACAAAACGATAATGGAACATTGCAGGAACGCCTGCGCCCAGACTTCGGAGTAGGATGGCAGTACTCCAGTAAAGCAAAGATACCGGGAATTGCTGGAACGGTAGACAGAAACATATTCTACAAAGATTATGCTGTACAGGAAGGAGGAATCAACATGGATAAAGCGATTGAGAAAGTTATAATGATTGCAAAAAATGAGATTGGATACTTAGAGAAAAAAAGTAACAATCAACTGAACGACAAAACCGCAAATGCAGGATCAGCTAATTATACAAAATATTGGCGCGACGTTTACCCAGGATACCAGGGACAGGCGTGGTGCGCCTGCTTTGTGAGCTGGTGCTTTATGAAGGCGTTCGGATTAGAAAATGCAAAGAAGCTTCTCAAACATTGGCCATATATATACTGCCCGACCTTAGGAAACCTTTTCACAAGGAATGCAAACCCGAAAGTAGGAGATATTGTGATCTTTTACCGCGGAGGAACTTTTACACACACAGGAATCGTTACAGCAGTAATCGGTGACAGATTCTATACGATTGAGGGCAATACGTCGGGAGCATCTGAAATCGTAGCCAATGGTGGAGGAGTATGCGCGAAAAGCTACCTGAACAGTAAACTCCCTGGAACAAAATTCTGTACACCAGATTACAGTATTGTTAATGGAGAGACAAGCAACACAAAGGAAAATAGTAACACAGTAACAGGAGGTAAATACATGTTTGAACCGGAAACAGTACAGTTAGGAAGCGCAGGAACATCCGTATTGCTTTTGCAGGAAATTCTTGTTGCAAGAGGATTCAAAGGAAGAAACAGCAAAGTTCTTGACCTTGACAGAGAAGCTGGGGACAATACTATTTATGCTCTTAAAGCATACCAGAAATCAAGAAACGGAGCCTTGGAAGTAGATGGAGTATGCGGACCGGAAACATGGAAAGATCTTATTGCTATCTGATTTAATAAAATAGTGTTATAAATTAGTAGTAGTAACTGATAGCAACCCACAGATAACCCAGATAGAGAAGACAATCGGCTGCAGTCGTTTTCTCGATAACT